ATTAAAACACCTCACTTTCCACTTGCCCTATTACCCCCTTTGAAACTGCATTTTTTTACACGATGCCCCACGCCGCTGTCCACTTATGGAAGTTACAGGGATTTAACTCCCCCTACCCCCAACGGTCACCACTCTTGGCAGTGATGGAGGAGTGACAGCTCTTGCATAGACTCATGAGATTAGAGAAGTCATTGCTACCACCTTCAGCCAGTGGTTTGATGTGATGGACCTCCTCTACAGGGGTCAGCCTTCCGTGTTTTTTACACTCTTCACAGAGGGGGTGGAGCTTTACATATCTGTCCCTAATTCGTTTCCAAGCCCTGCCATATCTTTTGTTAGAGTTGGGATCCCTTTGATACTTGTTGTAGTTCTTATTAACTAGGCTCTTGTGTTCCTTACAGTACCTATCATAAGTAAGATGGGGACAACCAGGATAGCCGCAGGGGCTCTTGGGTTTCCTAGGCATTCTAGCACCTCCTTAATTTTAGGCATAAAAAAACCTCCACAGGAATCTGTGAAGGCTTTAAATATTTTTTGCTATTTTAATAGTAACAAATTTTTCATTAGAAAAGTAGTGAATTAGTGTGCACACTTTTAAAAACTTAATTTATGTTTCTACTTAAATCATTTAAGGCTTTACCATGAAGGTTGTGGGTCCACCTAAGGCTGTAGTTCATATCAACTGCTATCTGCTCCCAAGTTTCAAAACAGAGGTATCTTTTTTCAAGAAGAGTTTGATATTCTTTGTTTTCTACACTCTTAATAGCTGTTACGATTTCAGTCTTTAAATCTACTAGCCTATCTATGTCTTTATTGATTTCATGCTGGAGATCAATAATCTTACAGATTGTATTTTCCATAGTAGAGGTAGCCTTGTTAGGGTTCTTTGGCATATGGGAAAGAGTAGAAGTGGCTTTAGTCGCCAGGGTATTTAGTGAGTTAAGTTGTTCTATTTTGCTCTGTATCCTTTGGTCTAGCCTATAGGCTTGGTTTAGAAATTCTTTAGCTGTCATAAGATACACCTCCTTCTTTCCAGGGAAACTTACCATTGTAGTATTGATCAGCTATAATATTTTGTTTTAATTCATCAAGGGATGCTAACCTTCTAAAAGCCTTTTTAATACTACTTTTTCGATCTTCCTCAGTTTTATAGAAGGGGCAAGTGCTATAACCTGTACACTTACCAACCTTTAGAATTTGGCATTTATTATTTGTATTTGCAAAACAATGATTATCCATTAGAACTTTCCTCCTTTACCTAGGTCTGCTTTAACTGCATCAATTAAAGCTGTCTGTGTAGTATCTTTATTTTTAAGTGCCTGCATAACTCTTTTATCTATGGTGTTCTTTGCAATAAGATGCTGGATAACAACTGGGTTTTCCTGTCCCTGCCTCCAGAGCCTGGCATTGGTTTGTTGGTAAAGTTCCAAAGACCAAGTTAGGCTAAACCAGATAAGGGTGGAACCACCAGCCTGTAAATTAAGCCCATGTCCTGCAGAGGCAGGGTGGATGATAGCTATAGGGATAGATCCCTTATTCCAGGTCCTAATATCATCTGATGTTTTGATTTCTCTTACGTCAAAGCGGTTAATAATTCTTTCATAGTCATGGTTAAACCAGTAGGCTATTAAAACGGGTTTTCCATTAGCAGCTTCAATTAAATCCTCTAGGGCATCTAGTTTTTTATCGTGGATATGAATTATATTTTTCTCATCGCCATAAACAGCTCCATTTGCCATTTGAAGAAGTTTATTTGAGAGGACAGCAGCATTAGCTGCAGTTATTTCTTCTTCACCAATAGTAGCAATTAAATCTTTTCTCATCTCATCCAAGCTTTCCATATCTTTATCAGATAGTTTGACTTCAACTTCGTTTAAGGTGAGTTTTGGAAGCTTTAGATAATCAGCACCTTTCATGCTGATGGTTATATCGGATATCTTCCTATAAATTGCTTGCTCAGCACCTGGCTTTGGTTTATAGGTAAATATAATCTGCTGATTCCTCTTATCAGGTAGAAAATACTCATCCCTGTACCTACCAATAAATCTTCCAAGTCTCTGGCCCATATCTAAAAGTCTAAACTCTGCCCATAAATCCATAAGTCCATTACTGGCAGGTGTTCCAGTAAGTCCAACTATCCTTTTGATTTTAGGCCTTACTTTCATAAGAGCTCTGAATCTTTTAGCCTTATGGTTTTTAAAGGAAGAGAGTTCATCAATGATTACAGTGTCAAAGTCAAAGGGGAGGGAGCTATCCTCAATAAGCCATTTAATATTTTCACGATTTATAATATAGATATCAGCTTTTTCCATGAAGGCTTCTTTTCTGACCTTTTCACTTCCTATAGCCACTGAATATCTTAAATCTTTTAAATGATCCCATTTTTCAAGTTCTGAAGGCCATGTATCCCTAGCAACTCTTAAGGGAGCTATAACTAAAATTTTATGGACTTCAAAAGAATCGAACAATAAATTGTTTAAGGCTGTAAGTGTTAGAACGGTTTTACCTAACCTAAGCCCATATCCAAAAATATAGCTGATACAGGTTTTTCTTCTATATAGTTAGAAGCATAGTTTTGATATTCATGGGGTATGAACTTCATCTGGCATCACCTCCTAGGGTATTTTCAATTATTTCTTCTATTTGGTTTTTATCGTCTAGGATAAAAACCTTAAATCCCAATTTCCTCAAAAGCTTATGTCTTGAAATTTGTAAAGGTCTTGGTTTTTGTCCTTTTCTTTTTACCTCAACGAAGGCAAGTTTTCCCTTTGGAAATAGTAGAAGCCTATCTGGCATTCCTGCAAAGCCAGGACAAGACAACTTTAAACATAGACCTTTTTTACTTTTTATTTTCTTTACAAGCTTCTGTTCCAATATTTTCTCATCCATAGTCATCACCTTTTAAATTTCTAATAAAGCTTATTTCATCAGTGTTTGGTGCGGGTAGTGTAGGTCCGTGTAGCTTGTCTATATAACTTATATATATAATTAATATTTTAATTTCATCTATATGAAAAAGTTTGAATAGAGAGGTTCACTGACCTACACTTTTATTTAAAACAGCTTATAGGAACTCAGATTTTAATCTTAAACCTCTAACCATTACACCTTTATTAGTTCTTCTTCTTTCAAAATGTTCTGATTCAAGAGCCGTATAGAAATCAGTAGTTGATCTAGTAAATTCACCCATCCTAAGGCAGAAGGCTCGGTACTCATCATAGACTTTTCCAGATTTCTCAGTATAGGAGGAGTCTATTTCACAACATTCATCTAGAAAATGCTGGAGCCAGTTATTATTTTCCTTATACAGGTCAATGGCATCCTGAACCTTTTTAGGTGTTTTAAGTTTATAGTCATCATCTATAATCTTTTTTGCACCTTCTATAATCCAGCTTAAAATTCCACCACCAGCATTTTTTATAAGGAAATCAGTAAAATTTTTAATGTCCTTACTTTCTTGAATCTTGGCTTCAAAGGGAATAACAATAAGTCTTCTCCAAGTTCCATCATCAATGGCACCTACCTTTGGAAGATGGTTAGTGTAAAGGACTAGGGTATGAGTTGGAATATACTTAAAGGGATCTTTATATTTCTTTTCTGCAGTTATCTCATCAGTAGAACAAAGCTGCTTTATATTTGAAGTATTAAGCCTCATTCCTTCTTCAAGCTCTGCAGCAATAAGGAGTCTTTTGCCCTTAGCTTCAGCCAGTTCAGGTTTAACATTTCTTCTACAGCCAACGGTTAAAATGTCGGCTGAAATACTGCCACTGTAGGACCCTAAAACCCTGGCGATAGCATTCCAAAAAGTAGATTTACCATTACGGCCTTCACCGTAGGCTATGATTAAAGCTTCAACATAAACCTTACCAATAGCAGCTAGCCCCACAATTCTTTGGACATACTCGATTAACTCTTTATCCTTTAGGAAAAACACATCTAAAGCTTCAAGCCATTTATCCATACCTTGTTCACTAGGAGTTACAGCAGTTTGTTTGGTTATGAAATGTGAGTAGTTAGGTTCTGATTTTGAAGTCAAGCCTTCTTTAAGATTGAAGGTGGCAGTAGGTGTATTTAATAGGAAGCCATCAAGATCAAGATCCTTAGGTAAAATTTCAAGCATAGGCTGGGCTTCCTTTAAGGCCGATGAAATCTTCTTTGAATCCCTCCTAGTAATTACATATTTTTTATAAGCCATAGCTGCTTCATATCTTTTAAAGGCTTCATCTTGATCTTCTTCAAAGTCCTTAGCCGCCTTTTTAGGTCCTTTTGCCATAACCATGTCCAAAGCACCGCTATCAGACATTTGGTTTAGGGAATTATTTACTTCTATTTCTGCCTCTTTAAGCTGCCTAGCTGTAAGCTCCTGGGCCACAGCCTGAGCTTTTGGATATGACTCCTTCCAGAAACTACCGTTATAAACTAGAAAGTCAGTAGCGGGAGAGTATCTAAGAACCTCTTTATATTCAGTTGATAGAACAATGGCCTGGCCAACATCAGAAAAGTCGTTAGGTTTTAGGAGTACTTCACCGTCATAATCTTCTGGTGGAATATAATCATCTTGAGTTGCGACCCTTTTACCAAAGGCCACAGCACTATTCCAAATAAGATCCAGTTCATCTTCATCTAGGGGAGGAATACACTTATTTGCTTCCTTTAAAAAGAGGGCATGGGCCTCATCAGTATTACCAAGGCGGACTATAACCCTACCAGCAAATCTGGACAGGGTAGTATTTCTGGAGCCTTCCTGAATCTCTTCACTTGCCTTGTCCCAATCCTCAAAACTTGAAGCGGCTAAGAAATCTTCAAGACTTCTGCTGCCTTCATAAATTTCTATTTGGGGAGAGCTAGTGCCAAAAATGAACCTGGCACTATCAAGAGCATTAGTATCAAAGTAGGGGAAGGCCCCAGCTATCTTTTGTTTTATTTCTGCATACTTATTTGAGTCATTTATTTCGTTGGTCATGAAGTAAACATGAAATCTTGGTCTGGGACTTTTATTTCCTTTCTGCTTCATATTGTTTCTACTGTAGGCAGCTATAAAAGGAATATCTTGAAAAGTATTAGCCACATCTTTGACATCAACCCATTCATTAGGATCATCAGAATGGTCATTATCACAATCAAGGACAACATTATCCGCCTTTATAAAATTTGCTGAACTACGGTAGTTGTTTTTAAATTCCGCTGAAACATGGTCATACTTAATGGCATTAAGCATAGAAATTTCATCTGTTACTAAAACCTTCCTAGGATATAGAACATTTGAGAGGTTGCCTAAGGTATTTGATACATAGAGAGTAAAGTTAATCATTTAGGCACCTCCTCACACTTAGTATTGAAATACTTTATAGGCATTTTTCTTCTTTCAGCTTTTGCAATCTCATCAACCATACCTTGAGAAATTTCCCCAAAGACCCAGAGTTCTTCACATTTTCCAAGTAGTATTAAGGCAATATGAAGGCCTAATTCTCTTTCTTCAACTTCTCCATCATCAAGAAATCTTGGATAATGGAGATGGGGAGCTAGAGGGATATAACCTTTACTAATAGCAAACCTACAATATCTTTTTGCCCTTTCAACATTGGTTTCTATGTCCCCAGAGAAAGGGGAAGCTATATAAACTAAAGGCATGTACTTTTTCTTTAAAGCTTTGTAGGGGGTAGGGTCGTAATATCCCTCTGCATTGAATTTACTTACTGTCATTGGGCAGCCTCCTTTTCTATAGTTGGTAAAATATCATCTGACTTTAATAGGCTATAGATAAAGAGTCTACCTTTTTGTGTCCAATAGGTATGTGGTCTTGTGTGGTCGGATCCATCTTTTCCTTTATATGAATGGGTTTTTGTACTGGTATATCCTTGTTCCGCATACTTTTGATACAGAAGCCAAATGGAGCCTTGCCTAAATTGAATTCCTTTATCATTTAAATAGCGGTTCATCCTTTTAGCACTCCAGCCATAATCCTTAGCTATAACGGAGATGGCCACCAGATCTTTACACTGAAGAACCAGGTCATAGTAGGAGGCTTTGGGTTTCATCTCTACAATTTGCTGGTTTTGAATAGCAACCCTGGCTTCTAATGCTTTTCTTTTTTCCCTTTCTTCTTTGAGTGCTGTAAAAGCAGCTATAGCTAGGTCTGGATTATTAAGGAGTTGATCCGTTGCATACAGGCCATGCTTGCGAATAGAAGGGAGGACTTCACTGGTTACCCAATGTTTAAATTCCTTAGCCTTGGGTATCTTGCTAGAAAGAATAAGGCTGTATAGACCAGATTCATTAATTATTGTTAGGCCCCTATTTGGAATAGCAAAGGTCGTGTTTTCCGACCTTTGAAGTATTGTCTTATCTTCCTTATCAACATGAGTTAACAGAGCATCCTTTGTATTTGAGTAGCCTAGGCTTTCAGCTACATCTTTGCCTACAAAATAGATTTGTTCATTAACAAGAGCAGTACGGATAGAACCGAACTCTGGATTTTTATAAACATCTAGTTTCATCTAAACAACCTCCTTTACTTTCTTAAAGCTTCTAGCTTTGATTTACTACAATCACGACAAAAGACAGAAGTACCATAAAGGTCGCCTTCGCCATCACTGAAAAGCTGGGCTAGGTCAATTTCAACTTCGCAGCCACATTCAGGACAATTACAAAAGACATTGTCATCGTGAATTTCTACTGTTAGATCCAGGTTTGGACTAACTTTTTCTTTAACATAAAACATAAAAAAACACCTCCAGAATTTAATAGGCAGTTGCTGCCCTTATTATCTAAAGGACAGCAGCTGCCAAAATCCGTAGTGTTTTTTAATCTTTTTTATAAAAGTTTCCCTCAAAGCCATCAGCACGAAGGATTAAGTTTTCTGCCCAAGGAGGGGACTTACTCATAATCTTACATATTTCCTCAACTGTGATGTGTTTTTCTGCTTCAATAACAATCTCATCATGGATATGCATAACAATAGAAAAATGTCGCAGGTTCTCCATGGCAAACATAAGCAGGTCACGACTTAGGGCTTGAACAATATTCTCCACAAATTTTGGGCCATAAGAATTTATCCTTTCCCATTTTTTTGTAGTTCCTAAGCCTTCATAGGTAACACAGGGAGAACCAAATTGATTTAATCCCATTTTAGGTTTTATATAGGAGAGGTTTCTACCAGAAGGGAGGCTGATAAAAAGGATTCCACTTTTATAGACAAAATCAATACCATGAGTAGAAGTAGTTGTTCTTTCCATGACAGCCTTCATAGCAGCCCTATCAACTGCCCACAGAAATCAACTATCTTAGGATTTGCTAATCTCCATGAATCAACTAGAGGCTTTAATTCTTCTTCAGAAAGGCCCATATCCAGAGCCCCCATAGCTTTTAAAGCACCAACAGATCCGCCATAACCACAGGCTAAATCAGCAACCTTTCCTTTTTGCCTTAATGGACCTCTTTTATCTATTCTTTCAATAGGAACATCAAACATATGACTGGCAGTAGCAGTGTATAAATCTTCCTTTTGGTTGTAAGCATCCAGAACCCATTTCTCACCTGCCAGCCAAGCCAGTACAACCCTTTCAATGGAAGAAAAGTCTGCTACGATAAGCTTATGATTAGCTTTTGGTATGAAGGATGTACGGATAAGCTCAGACAAAACTTCTGGAACGGAATCATAGAGCATATCTAGAGCCACAATATTTTTAGTTAAAACTAAGTTTCTAGCTTCTGATAAGTCGGGCATATTATTTCTTGGTAGGTTTTGGGGTTGTAGGATCCTGCCTGCAAATCGGCCAGTCCTATTGGCACCATAAAATTGGAACATACCTCTGGCACGGTTATCAGATCCTATTGCATT